AAGCGGGACTGGAAGCTCGCGGTCCACTGCTCCGGGGCCAGCCCCAGCGCCTCCGCCAGCAGGGCGGCGGTGCGCCTGCACTGATGACCATAGGGATCCCCTTCCCGCTCGTAGCGCTCGGGAATGCCGTGGAAGGACATCAGCAGATGCTCCCCCTGGCCGTGCTGCTCCCAGTGGCGACGCACGCTCATGGCCAGCGCCTGGATGTACTCCGGGTGGGCATGGTAATCGCGGATGAGCCGCACCACCGGCAGATTGCGCTCGGTTTTCATCGCCCTGGCCCAGGCGTCGAACACCGAGGCGCTCGCCGCCGGTTTCGGCCGCCGCGTGCGTAACCTCATTGCCGGGGAGGACCTGAGCGACGGCAGCGACGAAGATTTCGACGGGCACAGTGCCTACGAAAACATCTTTCCCGGCGTCCGGCTCGCCGCCGACTCCAAGGCCGCCGCCGGCTGGCATACCAACAGGGGTGGCGAATATTTCGCCATTGGCGTCAACGGCAAGGTGACCGGAAAGGGCGGCGACATCGTCATCATCGACGACCCGCACGCTCTTGCAACGGACACCGAAATTCCGACCCCACAGGGGTTCCGAATGCTCAAGGACCTGCAAGTCGGCGACATGGTGTTCGGCCCTGACGGCGAGCCGACACGTGTCGTGGCCAAGTCTCCCGTGTACGAAGGCCGTGAGCTTTATCGCGTCACGACGAATGACGGTGCGTCTGTGTATGCAGACGCGGCGCATCTGTGGAACTACCGTTCCGATACGAAGGTGACTGCGCCCTTTGTTACCGGGCGGACGGACGAGCTTTCGAGATGGAAAAAAGTCAGCGCACCTGTGCTACCGACCGTGTCCCCGGTGCGGTACGTGCAAAGGAAATTACCGATTGACCCCTATCTTCTCGGTGTATGGCTGGGCAACGGAACGGCGACGCTAGGGCGGATTACGAGTCACCTCGATGACGTCGCGTGGTTCCGCGAACAGTTTGACCGCGGCGGCTATGAAACGACCGATCAGGCGGACCCGCACAATTTTGGCGTCATCGGATTGCGCGCGGAACTTATTGCGGCGGGGCTGTTCGACAATAAGCACATCCCGGAAGGGTACCTATCCGCGTCCTATGAGCAACGGCTGGCTTTGTTGCAGGGGCTCATGGACACCGACGGGCACGTCATGAACAGCGGGACGTGCAACTTCGATAACACCAATGCGAGTCTGGTCGAAGGCGTTTGCGAGCTCGTGCGCAGTTTCGGCGTGCGAGCCATCATCAAGCATTTCCACAAGGCGGATGGGGTAAAGTCAGACTGCTACCGTGTTAGTTTCAGCCTTCCCGAGGCGTGCCGTCTGCCGCGAAAGCGCGCAAAATTGAAGTCTGTATACACCAAGCGCGGACGGTCCATAACCGTGACACCGACCGGCGTACACGGGCGGGTCCAGTGCATAACGGTAGAACGCCCTGACGGCCTGTTTCTTGCGGGGCGAGGGTACATTGTCACGCATAATTCCGAACAGGAAGCCAAGCAGGCCGAGACCAACCCGGCGATCTTCGACGACGTCTATGCATGGTACAATGCCGGCCCGCGCCAGCGTCTCCAGCCGGGCGGGACCATCATCCTCGTCATGACGCGCTGGTCGAAAAGAGACCTGACCGGCAAGGTCCTCGCCAAGCAGGCGGCCGAGAAGGATAACCCCGACACCGACAAGTGGCGCGTCATCAGTTTCCCGGCGATCCTCGACGAGAACACGCCGACGGAGCGATCGACATGGCCGGGGTTCTGGCCGCTGCCGACATTGCGCGCGACGCGCAGCGTCCTGCCGGTCAGCAGCTGGAGCGCCCAGTACCAGCAGAATCCGACGAGCGAGGGCGCGGCCATCCTCAAGCGCGAATACTGGCGCCGCTGGGGTGATGACGACAAGGAGAAGTGCCCCGGTCCGCAGCATGTCGCGGCGTGGCAGAACGGCGACCCGCCGGCCTGCGAGTACATCATCGGTTCATGGGACTGCGCCGCGACGGCCAATGAGCGCAGCCACCCGAGCGCCTATACGCTATGGGGCGTGTTCAAGGCCGAGGACCCCGAGAGCGGCAAGACGCTCAACCACATCATCCTGCTCCAGGCGTACAAGGCGCGCATGGAGTTCCCCGAACTCAAGCGCACCGCCAAGCAGTTCTACGACGAGGACCGCCCCGACACGCTGCTCATCGAAAACAAGAGCGCCGGCATGCAATTGCTGCAGGAGTTCCGCAGCATGGGCGTCCCGGCGGAGAGCTTCACCGGTTCGAGCCGCGGCAGCCGCGCCGTGTCGAACGACAAGATCGCCCGCGCCAACATGATTGCCGATGTGTTCGCTTCACGCTATGTGTGGTGCCCACCGACACGCTTCGCGGACGAAGTCATGGAACAATGCGCCAGCTTCCCGGCCGGGGAAGAAGACGATCTCGTGGACTCGACCGTGCAGGCCATGATGCGCTTCCGCGAGGGCGGGTTCATCCGCACCGCCAATGACGAGGCCGAGGACGCCGCGCCGGTGCGCTTCCGCCGCAAGAGGTACTACTGATGGCTGACGCCGCCACACAGGGCCACGGCATCGAACGCCCCGATCCCGCCGAACTCGACCCGGCCAAGGCCGTCGTCATCCCGACCGAGACGGGCGGCGCCATCGTCGATTTCAACGGCCCGCAGCCCGACGCCGGTATCGACCCGATGCAATTGCCGTTCGACGCCGATCTCAGCGTCCTGCTGTCGCCGCAGGAGCTCGGGCGCACCGGCACCGACATCTGCACCCTGACCGAGCAGGACGAGCGCTCGCGCGAGGAATGGCGCGAGTCCTACGCTCGCGGCCTCAAGCTCATGGGCCTCAACTACGAAGAGCGCACGGATCCGTGGGAAGGCGCCTGCGGCGCGTTCCATCCGATGCTGCTCGAAAGCGTCATCCGTTTCAACGCCCAGGCCATGGGCGACCTGTTCCCCGGCGCCGGTCCGATCAAGACCGAGATCATCGGCAAGATCACCGACGACAAGGAGCGGCAGGCCAAGCGCATCCAGACCGACATGAACTGGATGGCCAGCGAGAAGATCACCGGTTATCGGTCCGAAACGGACATGATGCTGTTCAACCTGCCGCTGGCCGGGACGACCTTCCGCAAACTCTACTTCGACCCGGTCCGCAAATACCCGGCGGCCGAGTACGTGCTGCCCGAGCACGTCGTCATGCCCTACACGGCGGCGGCGCTCGATAGCACGCCGCGCTTCGCCATCATCCTCCCCAAGACGCGCAATTGGATCGAGGCCAAGCAGGCGCAGGGCTTCTATCGCGCCGATGTCGACATCGGCGAAGGCACCAACATCTCGACGCCGATCGTCGAGGCGAAGGACAAGATCGAAGGCAAGTCCAACTCCAATACCTACAAGGATGCCCTGCACCGGCTCTACGAGAGTCACATCGACTGGTATTTCAAGGACGACCCGCTCGTCACCGACGGGCAGCCGCACCCCTATGTCGTCACCGTCGATAGCGTCAGCCACAAGGTCCTGAGCATTCGCCGCGACTGGCGCCAGGGTGACCCGGCCATGGAGCGCCAGGTCAGCCTTGTCCAGCACAAATACATGCCCGGCTTCGGCCCGTACGGCATCGGCCTGATCAATCTGCTCGGCGGCCTGACCGAGAGCGCGACGAGCATTTTGCGCCAGCTGGTCGACGCCGGCACGCTGTCCAACCTGCCGGCGGGCTACAAGACCAAGAATGCCCGCGTCAAGGATGACAGCACGCCGATCGGCCCCGGCGAGTGGCGCGACGTCGATGTCGGCATGGGCGAATTGAGCAGCGCCTTCTTCCCGCTGCCCTACAAGGAGCCGAGCACCGTGCTCGCCGCGCTCCTCGGACAGGTCGTCGATGAAGGCCGTCGCATCGGTTCCGTTGCCGACATGAAGATCACCGACATGACCGGCCAGAACATGCCGGTCGGCACGACGCTCGCCATCATCGAGCGCTCGATGAAGGTGATGAGCGCCGTCCAGCAGCGCCTCTACGAGAGCTTCAAGAACGAGTTCAAGGTCATCGCCGAAATCATCCATGATTTCATGGGCCAAGACCCCTATCCGTTCGAACTCGACGTGCGCGACCAGCAGGCGACGCGCGAAATCGACTATGACCAGAAGCGTGTGGCCGTCATTCCGGTGGCCGACCCGAACGCCACCACCATGGCGCAGCGCATCATGGTCGTGCAGGCCATCATCCAGTTGTACCAGAGCGCACCGACGGCCGGCTGGAATGCCAAGGCGCTGTTCCGCGACGCTGTCGAGGTGCTCGGTTCGGACAAGGGCGACCTCTATCTGCCGCCCGACGAAGAGGTGCAGCCGACCGACCCGGTCAGCGAGAATATGGCGCTGCTCACCGGCAAGCCGGTCAAGGCCGGGCCGATGCAGGATCATGCCGCGCACATCACCGTGCACATGGCCGCGGCGCAGGACCCCAAGATCATCCAGATGCTGACCAATAACCCGGCGGCGCCGGCCATCCAGGCCGCCGCCAACGCGCATGTGCTCGAGCATCTCGCCTTCCAGTACCGCGCCGACATGGAAGCGCAGCTGGGCGCGCCATTGCCGCCCCCCGGCGAACCGTTGCCCGACGACGTTGAGTACAATCTGGCCAGTATCCTCGCCAAGGCCGCCGACAAGCTGCTGCAGAAGGACACCGCCGAGGCGCAGCAGAAGCAGATTCAGCAGAACCTGCAGGACCCGGTCATCCAGAACGAGACCAGGGCGCTCGACATCAAGGCCAAGGAAGCCGACACGCAGCACCTCAAGGTGCTCGGTGACCTCGACGCGCGCAAGGCCGACCGCCAGCTCGACATCCTGATGACCATCTTCAAGGAGATGGCGGCGACCGAGCGCGCGACGCTCACCGCCGAGGTGCAGAAGGATTCCGAGGCCAGCGACCGCGAACTGCGCATGGCCGAACTCAGCGCTGAGCTCGGCACCGGCGTCATGGGCCAGATCGCCCAGTTGATGATCGAGCGCAACAAGGCCGACATGATGAAACAGCGAGTCGTCCAGTGAGCCTCCAGATCCGCACGCGCCTCCCCGAGACGGTCAGCGGCAGCCTGATCGCGCGCGAAGTCGCGCGCCTTCTCAATGACACTGCTGAAGAGATGCTCAGCGGCGTGCCGGTTGAGAAATACCCGTCGGCCCTCGCGCGCTACGCCATCCTGAGCCAGTTGGCCGGGTTCATCGAGGACGCCGCCCGCACGGCGGACCCCGACGCCATGGAGACAGCGCCAGACACATAACGTAATACCGTAACACCTCGCCATCCCGGCGACCGGATCAAGGCCGAGCAACAAGGAGAACATGTTGACAGTGACTGCCCCCCAGAGCCTCGCGGAAAAATTCCCGGCGCTCGCCACGACCTCCCCGCCCCCGTTGAAGACCAAGACGGTGAACGCCGAAGGCGCCATCACCGGCGAGAACGAAGACCTCGGCGTCATGCACGCCCCCGATCCCGTCGGGCATTTCATGCTCGTCGCGTTGCCTAAGGTCGAACTCAGCAAGCTGCTCATCACCCCCGACACCGTCACCGACCGCGAACGCGCGGCGTCGGTCATCGGTACGGTCATTGCCATGGGGCCGGACTGCTACAAGGACCCCGAGCCAGTCATCCCGGATATCGTGCGCCAGGCCATCGTCGCCGGCGCACCGGTCAGCGTCAGCCTGATCGCCCCGCGTCCACGCTTTCCGTCCGGGCCGTGGTGCAAGGAAGGGGACACGGTGCTGTTCAGCCGTTACGCCGGCAAGCGCTTCAAGATCGAGGGCGTCGAGTTCCGCATGCTCGCCGACGATGAAATCACCGCCACCATCCCGGATGGCGCGCAGGTCGGAGGTCTGTGATGGCGCGCGAGAGTTTTCGCCCGACGCCGCGCCTCGACCGCGGCAATACGATCGACCTCCCCACCGCCGGGTTCCCGGATCGTGTGTCGGTCGACCTCGACAACAAGGACCCGGCCAAGCCCTACACGGTCATCGAGACGACGCCCGAGCCGGAGACGGACGCCGGCGCGGCTTCGGCCGAACCGGCGGATGACGGCGCGGCCGACGACACCCCGGCGACGTCTGGCGCCTCTGTCGATCCGGCCAGCGTCCAGAAACGTGTTCACCGCCTCAAGGCGGAGACGCATCGCGAGCGGCAGGCGCGCGAAGCCGCCGAAGCCCGCGCGGCCGCGGCCGAACAGGCGGTCGCCGCGCGCGACGCCGAACTGGCGGATTTGCGTCGGCGCCTCGAGGGCGGCACCGCCGCGCTCGCGGCCAGCATGAAGCAGGATCGCGAGTACCGTCTGGCCGACGCTGAACGCCGTCTGGCGCAGGCGCACAGCGACGGCGACTCGGCGGCCATCGCCAAAGCGACCAGCGACATCAGCCAGGCGCATGCCGAACTGACGCAGATCGCCGCACGAACGCCGCGGCCGCAGACCGATCCGCAACCGCAGGCGCAACCGCAGGCCCAGCCGCAACGCCAGCAGGCGCCAAATATCGCCCCGACGGCGCTGGCGTGGATCGCGCACAACGACCGCTGGTTCAACAAGGACCCGGTCAAGACCAGGGTCGCGCTCTCCGTCCATGAAGCTGTCGTGGCCCGCGGAATCTCCCCTTCCTCCCCTGACTATACCAGGGAACTGGACAAAGGCATGAAAGCCATGTATCCCGACCATATCGCCTACGGCCAAGCGGACGCAGGTAGCGACGCCGGCTCTCCCACCCCCCGGCGGACGAACGTGGTGGCCGACGGGTCCCGTGACACGGGCCGCGTCACCAACCCGAACCAGGTGGAGTTGACGTCGTCCGAACTGGCGATCGCCAAGCAGCTCAATCTTTCACCGCAGCAATATGCTGCGTCCAAAGTCAAGCTCCAGCGAGGCGCATGATGACCAGCGAGTACAACGACCCCTTTGCGGCCCTTTCGGCGCCGTCTGTCCGGGCCCCGCGTTCGCTCGACACGCGCGCCACCACCGAGCGTCGTCGGTCGTGGACGCAGCCCTCCGTTCTTCCCGAGATCGAACCCCGTGACGGTTGGGTGCACAAATGGGTCCGCACGGACACCTATGGCACCCCCGACAAGACCAATTTCTCCAAGCGCCTGCGCGAGGGGTGGGAACCGATCGATGTCGCGGAATACCCGGAGTTGCAGAGTTATTCCGGCGGTAAGACGAATGGACGCGCCGAAGTCGGCGGCCTGATCGCCTGCCGTATGCCGGTCGAGATGGTCAAGGAGCGCAGCGATCATTATCGCGGCGTCGCCAAGCTCCAGGAATCGTCGGCGGAAGAGCATTTCATGCGTGACCAGAACGAGCTGATGAAGAAGTTCAACGAAAGCTCCCGCAAGGTCGTCTTCGGCCAGTCTGGCCGCTAACGCAACAGGAGGGTCGCAATGACCACTTCAGCCTATCCCTTCGGCATGGTTCCCGTTCAGAACCTTGCCGCCGGGTACAACACCCAGGGCTACGAGACCTTCAACATTCTCGATGGCTACACCACGGCGATCTACTTCGGTGACGTCGTCAAGATGGCCACGACCGGCCTCATCCAGAAGGACACGGGCACGGCTACGCTGACCCCGTACGGCGTCGCCGTCGGCTTCAGCTATGTCGATCCGACCTACGGCTTCTGGAACAATGCCCAGTACTGGCCGGCCTCAACCACGACGGGCGTGTCCACTGGCCCGCTGCGTCCGTCGGTCAAGGTCGTCGACAACCCGAACGCCGTGTTCATGATCCAGGCGGATGCCACCGTCGACCAGACGGCTCTCGGGGCCAACGCCGCGATCGTCCAGACGGCCGGCACGTCGACCTTCGGCAAGAGCAAGAACGCGCTCTCGGCGTCGTCGATCAACACGACCGATACGCTGCCGTTGCGCATCGTCGGCCTCGCCGACCTGCCGAACAATGCGTGGGGGGACACCTATCCGATCCTCCTCGTGAAGTTCAACAACCACCAGCTGACCACGCTGGCGGGTATCTAAGAAAGGAGATTGAGAAATGGCTGCTATTTCACGCGCTCAGCTCCTTCGTGAGCTTCTGCCCGGCCTCGATGCCCTGTTCGGCATGGAGTACAACCGCTACGAAAACGAATACGCGGAGATCTACACCGAGCATTCGTCCGAGCGGTCCTTCGAACAGGACCAGAAGATCACCGGCTTCCAGACGGCCCCGGTCAAGCAGGAAGGTTCCGCCATCCTGTTCGACACCGCCCAGGAAGGCTACACGGCGACCTTCGTCATGGAGACGATCTCGATGGGCTTCGCGCTCACCGAGGAAGCCTTCGAAGACAACCTCTACGGCAATCTCTCCGCCCGCTATTCGACGGAACTTGGCCGCGCCATGCGCAACACCAAGGAGATCAAGGCCGCAGTGCCGTTCAACACCGGTTTCACGGCGCTTGCGTCGGGCGGCTACGGTGTCGGCGACGGCGTGCCGCTGTTCTCGACCTCGCATCCGCAGGTGGCCGGCCCGGTCATTGCCAACACGCCGTCTGTCGCTGTCGACCTGAACGAGACCAGCCTCGAGGCTGCGACCATTCAGATCGCCAAGTGGACCGACGATCGTGGCAAGCTGATCAACGCGCGCGTCCGCAAGATGTTCGTGGCGGTCGACAACCAGTACGTGGCGACCCGCGTGCTCGACACCCAGCTGCAGCCGGGAACGGCCAACAACGACGTGAACGCCATCCGCGTGACCGCCGCTGTGCCGGAAGGGTTCGCGACCAACCACTATTTTACCGATCCCGATGCGTGGTTTCTGGCCACGGACGTACCGAATGGCGCGAAATACTTTAATCGCGTCCCGGTTTCGCAGAAGACCGACGGTGATTTCGACACGGGGAACGTCAGGGTCGCCGAGAGGGAGCGATACGCCTTTGGTTTTGCTGACTATTTGGCGATCTGGGGATCCGCGGGTGCGTGATCTGGTTATCTAGCACTAGACACCGCTAACCCGAAATGCTATAGGCTGGCTTCTGAAAAGGAGCCAGCCTCATGCTTTTTTGTACCTATTGCCAGCAGCCATCTCTGAAACTTGTAAAGTCGTTATGCATGGCTTGCTACACCCGCCAGCAGCGTACCGGGTCTCTTGAATACCGCCGAAAGGGAACATCAACCCCTTGCACTGTTCCAGGTTGCGCGGGGCGGTCTGTGGGGGATGGGCTATGCCGGAAGCACTATAGCCGTATGCGTCGGCACGGCCACGTAGAGGACACTAGGCCCGCCAACCGGGGCCTTAAAAACAACCATCCTTTGACGGAGCAATGGAATTATCTACATCGTCGAAAAGGTGAGCAGCTTTGCGCAGCCGAGTGGTTAACTGACTTTGACCGTTTTGTTGCGGACGTCGGAGAGCAACCCTCGCCAGCGCATCGGTTAAAACGGCGCGACCTCAATCGTTTGATAGGCCCAGACAACTTCGCGTGGGTAAAACCGGAATTTAACCGGTTGCCGGGGGAGACTCAGCGCGAGGCGAATAATCGAGCGGAACGGGCCAAGCGACAGACAGACCCGGATATGTTTCGTAACATAGAAATTCGTAAGAAATATGCGGGACTTAGCTTAATTGATGTAGCCGCCATGAGCGCGCAGCAAGGGCATAAATGTGCTATATGCGGCGAAGAAACAAAATTGAATGTTGACCATGATCATGCCACCAAAGCTATTAGAGGCTTGCTATGCAGCCTGTGTAACAGAGGGTTGGGGTTCTTTAAGGATAGCCCGGATCGGTTATTGGCAGCTGTAAGCTACCTACGTGCGCCACCCGGGGAAGCTGGCCCACGAAAAGATGTACGGCGGCGGGCGGCTAGAAAGAAACTTGACAAAACGGCCATAATCCCG